GGGGTTCAAAAATATCTACCAGCAAACCGGCATTGAAGCGGACGACATCATGGCTAGGCTGGTGAGAGATAATCCCCATCAAGTAATCGTCCTGACCGGCGATGAGGATCTTTTGCAACTGGTTGATCAGTGCACTTGGTATTCGCCGATGACAAAAACTTTAATGAATGAAAAGACCTTCCGGAAGAAATACGGCATTGCCCCAAGGGATTGGCGAATAGTCAAGGCCCTGGCTGGTTGTTCTTCTGATAAGATTCCCGGCATCAGTATGGTCGGGGAGAAAACGGTTTTGAAATACCTGAACGGAACCCTCAATAAAGATACAATTGTCAGCATGGTTATTGAGGATGAGAAACGGGCCATGAAAAAGAAAAATGGCATCCTCGTTAATCTACCATTCCCGAAAACGCAATCAGTTGAGATTCAGGGTGATGAATTCAGCCCGGAAGGGTTTGGTGCCATCTGTGATTTATTTGGCCTGGAGAAACTGGCGGAGAAAGTCGATGATTGGGGGATGATGTTTCGGTGATCAAGCAACTCAAACAATCAGAACTCAAACAGCTCCGCAATAATATCCTTCTTGATCAAGACGGCCGGTGTCCCATCTGCCGAAGACAAATAAATGAATATGAAATTTGCTTGGACCATGAACATAAAAAGAAAGTAAAAGGCACCGGTCAGATCCGCGGGGTTCTTTGCCGGGCCTGCAATACCTTTCTGGGCAAAATGGAAAATAATTGCCGGCGATATGGGATCAGTCGGGTGCGTTTACCAAACTTTTTATCAAGGACGGCTGATTATCTCAGGGAAGACCATAAACCTTTTATTCATCCAAGCGAAAAAGAAAAAGCCCCAAAATTGATGAAATCTTCGTATAATAGTTTGAAAGCAAATTATTCCGGTAAAGCAAAATTTCCTGGATATCCAAAGTCGGGAATATTAACAGTTAAATTAAAAACCCTTTTCCGGGAGTATGGGATCAGGCCAAAATTTTACGGGAGGTGAGTTTGAAATGTTTTGTTCAGCTGAAGTTATAAAATATAAAAATAAAGAATTTTGCAAATCAATAAACTGCGCCCAATTAACAAAACAAGATGAATGTAAAATAAAAGGGTGTATTTATTCTGCGAAAGATTTTCACCATTGGTTAAATAAAAATAATTTCTGTATTTCAAAATGTATTAAGGCAGAAAAATGATCAAATCACTCCGGATAGAAAATCTTGAATCCCACAAAGATACCTTTTTCGAGTTCTCCCCCGGCCTGAATGTTTTTGTCGGAGAAACTGACCGGGGGAAATCTGGATCTTTCCGCGCCTATAAATGGCTGACTCAGAATAATCCCGGTGGCGAGTGGATGAGGCCCCTGTACTGGGATGGTACAACAACCGTTACTGGCGAGTTTATCAATCCCGGCCTTATCCTCAAGAGGGTCCGGGATAAATCAGAAAACAGTTATATACTCAATAACGAGAAACCAATCAATGCCGGCACCTCAGTCCCAAGCAATATAGCCACCTTGCTGGATCTCGATGATGTCAATTTGCAGACCCAGATTGAACGGGCTTTCCTCATGTTCGAAACTTCCGGGGAGCGCGGGCGTATACTCAACCGGATTGCTGGTTTGGATGAAATTGAACAAACCCTCTCCAATGCCAAGGAAGATGTAAATCGGCTTGATAAACTTTGGAAGAGCGAGAAAGCAACGGCGGAGGCCAAGGAAAAAGAGTTAGAAGAGTTTGTCGATATTGATGATATGGAAGAACGAGTCGGCCAGATCGATACCATGCAAAAGCTGCAAGCCTTCTCCGGCTCCAGGATTCAGAACCTAAAGAAATTACGGGATAGTCTAAAAACGCTTGAGGATGCGATTACAGGCAAGGAAGGGTTGCTTGCGGCCGAATCTACGCTTGAGGGTTTAAAAGAGAAATTACAGGCGGTACAGGTTGCGGAATCGCGGATTGCGAAGTTGAATAGAATCCTGACTTTGGATTCTGCTATAAAAAGGAAGGAAACGGCGGAGAACTTCGAGGGGATCAAGGAAAGGTTTGAAAAGATCGGGATCGGTACAGGGGCCTTGGAATTATCTTCAGCCAGAGTAAAAAAACTGAAAAGATTATTGTCCGATTTTAGTATAATAGGGAAAGAGATTGCCGAGGTTGAGGATGAATTAAAAGACCTGCAGGTGAAGATTCCAAATATTTGTAGCGAGTGCGGGAGGGAGTTATGATACGCAGAACCCCAATTAAAGAAGTTGAAGAAGAAAAAATGTGCAAATGTAGAAAAAATCCAGCAGCAGAACCGCATACTTGTCCATACGCTGAGGAAATTAATGGCGATTCTGAAACTCTTTGCACCTGTTGTGAAGATTGTCAATACGAATGCGCTATGGATATCTAAATGAGACGAAGCAACCAACCCAAAAAAGCCGATGCCATCCTGACTGCTGATATTGAACTCCGAGCCTTCCAACCAACTTGCCGGACTGATGATCACTGGGCGGCACAGGAAAGGAAAATCAAATGGCTTTGCCAATTGCAAGCCGAGAATGATGGATGCCCTATTCTTGATGCCGGGGATCTCTTTGATAAGCGGTACAAATCAAACCCAAGCCACGAGTTGCTTGGTTGGGCAATGGAGAATTTGCCGGAGAAGTTTTATACCATACCAGGCAACCACGACCTGCCGGGGAAATCAATCGATAATTATTCCAATTCGGCAATGGCAGTACTGCAAAGAGCCGGAGCTATAAAAGTGACATATCCATGGAAAACAACTGTTGACGCGGAAATTCATCTTTTTGGTTATCCTTGGGGCTTGGAAATAAAACAGCCGTTAATTCGACCTGTAATTGAAGAAAAATATATCGCCCTTGTCCACGCCATGGTCTATGAAGAGTTTGAGCCCTTTCCCGGCTGTGTCGGTTATTCCGCCAAGGAAGTAATGGATCTGCTCCCGGACTTTGACCTGATTGTCTGTGGCCATAACCATCAGACCTTTACCCGGAAAGAGAATGGGAGGGTCCTTGTCAATCCCGGCTCCTTGATGCGGAATGATGCCGACCAGATTGATTTTAAACCCAGCGTCTTTTTGTGGTTTGCCGATACCAATACAATCAAAAGGGTTTATGTGCCGATTGAGGAAGGGGTTATCAATCGGGATTATATCGACATCAAAAAGGCCAAGGAAAACCGTTTGGATGCTTTTGTAGAGAAACTTGGTGAACAGGTGGTATCCGGAATCAACTTCCATGACAACCTTGAGGCGGCGGTCAGCGATGGTCTGATAACCCAGGGCGTCCTGGATAAGGTATGGAACTATTATGAGGGCTTGAAATGATGCATGATAACTGTAAAATATGCAAGCATTTATTGACTTATGTTACAAAACAGAAAAGAAATAAGTTATGTTTTTGTACTGGTGACGCAGCAGGCCCATATATAACTTACGGAGTTCGTGTGGATTTTCATGAGTTTAATACAAAAGATTTTTTCAAGTCTAAAAAATGTCTAGGTTTTTCTGATAGGGGGTTTTAAATGGAGCAAAAAATACAAGATATGTTGAAGAAAGTCGCCAAGCGGAAAACCGAACTGGCCGAACTGCGCGGTGAAAAGACTCAGATCCAGAAACAAATGGCTGCAGAGGATTGCGAAACCGCCGAGGATATTGAACGGGAAATTTCTAAGGAAGAGAGGAAGATCAAAAAGATCAATACCGAAATCGAGGCTGCGGTTGAAAGTCTGGAAGCGGATTACGATTGGTCATAATATGAACCTGCAACCCTTCAAAGACAAAATACAGCAACTGAAAGGTCGCCGGCAAAAGATCCAGGAGGAACTTACCACCTCCCAAACCGCAGCCAAGGCCCACCGCCGTGAACTCCGCAATGCGGAGAAGGCGCAGGTAATTATCCAGTTAACCGCCCAATCGACTCAAGATGAACTCAAGTATCAATTAACCGAATTGCCGAAACTGGCCCTGCAATCGGTATTCGATGATGCGTACGATTTTTCTGTTGACTTTACAATCAGGCGGGAAAAGGTTGAGGTTGATTTCTGGTTTGTCCGGGAGGGGGCAAGGATCAACCCCAAGGACAATAGTGGTCTTGGTTCTGTCGATATTGCCGGCCTGGCCCTGCGCCCTGCTCTCTGGTCCCTCAGATCGCCCCGTAATCGCGCCAGTATCTGGCTTGACGAACCCTTCAAGCATCTCAAAGGGGCGGAGGCCAATCGACGAGCCTTGGCTATGTTATCGGAGATTTGTAAGCCCCGGCCGGAAAAGAACTGGCCGGGATTGCAGATTGTAATGATTGCCGACGAGCGGGCCAGTCGGGAGGATCTTCTTGAAGTGGCGGATTGTATTTACGAGTTCTCAATGCGGGGCAGGCAGACAATAGTCAAGAGGATAAAATGAAACGCTATATCATCAGGATGTGGTCAGACAAAGTCGACCCGGTAATTGTCGAAGTAGATATCATCCGGGAGAACGAAGATGTAATTTATCTGGCCGGCAAACCGATATCCAAAGAAACCAGTTATATCAAAGTGAGAAATACCTGGGAAGAAGCACAAGCGAAATTAATCAAACTGCAAACCGCTATATGCGAAAATCATCGCCGGCAACTCAGGAGATCAGAACGATTGCTTAAAAAAATAATGGAGCAGGAAAAACTATAAAATCCCTTTAAACTTCTTTTTCAATCTTTCAAACTCCTTTAACTCTTTCTTTTCTGTTTCGGCAAAGATATACCAGGCCTCAAGTTGCTTACTATAAACTGGTTTAATATTCGCTACACTATTCCAATTCACTGACACTTCAAGAAACTCTTTGTACTCATCCCATCTTCCATCTATGCTGCCGAGATTTCCGTGAAGGCGGACATAAGTTCCATTCAAATGGGTATGCATATGTCGATAATCTATCTCGATCTTTCCGATAACTCCAATATGGTATAAGGCCAATAAGGCTGGAAACGGTGACTGCATTAATCTTTCTCAATATAAAGAAATGGCTTTCTGTTTACAAACCTCAATTACCGACTTGACTCCTCTCCGGACATCTTCTCTCTGATATGCCCAAGCCGAAATACTTATTTTCCCGTTATAAACAGACCTGAATTTAGGGAGAAGTTTTTCACATTCTTTACAGTCTTGACAAAGTGCCTTATTAATTTCCAGGGTCAGCAATTCACCAGCATTGTTCTTTCCCATTATTCAAAAATCCCCCATGCCTGCCTGTAGAATTCATTCCAAGTCTGTCGATGTGGTTTCCCCGGCCTCCAGGCTTCGATGTATTGCTCCCAGGATCGCTCGTACTCGTCTTTTTGAGGTAGGGTATCTGGTAGTGTCCAAAGCAATAGGCGAGCGAATGCCGTAGCCAAAACATCGTTATGTTCGATAGCTGAGTAACTTGTGGAAACACTTCTATCGTATTGGAGTCGGTCAAGAACCCCATTGATAATTATGCTGGTTTGATAATGCTGTAAAACCCCTGCTACTCCACCCATCTTCTCAAACTGATAAAATCCTCTTGCTGGCCCACCAACTTGTCGGCGATATGTGAATCTCGACTCCTGCAGGCCTATCGTTAATAGCATAGCTATTGCGGCCGGAGAGTTCATTTGCTTTGGAAGCAAAGCCAGGCCAGGATAAATCGCAACTTGGAGAACATCAGAGATTTTCATCGTAATTTCCTTTTATGGTTTTTTGGTGCTGTCTTTCTTATCGAATTGAAGATATGTAAGAGTGGAAATATTTACGTTCATATCTGTTATTGATCGGAGTAGGGCTTCATATCTTTCTTCCGTCCTGGCCTGCCCAGTAACCAATAGATCAATTTGTTTGGAAAGGTTTTTAATATCAGCCGCTGTTGAACCAACATTGGATGTATATTGAGCTTTCATATCATCTTTTACTTCTTTGATGTATACAAAAGAACCACCAACAAACAAAGTGACGAGAAGTGACCATCCAAAAATTCGATTCTGCCAGGTAAGTATTTTTGGAATATTATCTGTTAATGCCTGCATGTTCTTTCTCCGCTCTACTTCAATGCCATGTAAAGCACATTGTCCATCAATTCCAAAATTACATTTCCCGTTTTCTTTCTCGTCCTCATGTTCTGACATCAACCCTCTCCTTTGATGATTGCGAATTTCATTATAAATTTATATGGGTCTTTAATGTTGATTTGTTAAAGACCCATATAAATTCGATAAAATCTCTTTTATTCTTTCAGAACAGGTTCATCCTTAGATTCGGAAACTTCGGGCTTTTTGAATACACCGGTGAGATTGGCTAATTTTACCATTGCGGAAACAAAGGCCTCAATAGCTGGCCAGACCGAATCAATCTCCTTGAAAATCACACTGAGACTTTCCCGGATAGCCGCAATCTTTTCTTTTCCCCAACCGGAAGCAGGGATGAACTCCTCGATCTTTTGTACCGCTTCGATAATAGCCGGTACCATCTGCAAGAACATTAAAATATACTTCATGGTTTTTTCTCCTCTAGGGTTCCAATAGTTAAGGCATCTGCCCCTTTCAGTTTTCTCGTAGTGACAATTGTCAAAACGATATTTACAGCATTTAAAAGGCCAGCAAGTGATCCAGAAACAATGATTATCACTTCGTCATTTACCGGCAATTTAACATCAATCGCCTCCAATCCAAGAACAATTGCGGTTAGAATAAGAGCAATTTGGTTCGCAGTAATGGCAACATTCTTCCAGCCTGCTGGGTCCGAAACCTGCTGCCCCGCTTCCAATGCTTCCTTGAATTGCCCTACATTTTTTATCAGTGAGATCCATCTCATAATACGCTTCATCTCCTATAATCAACCTGATGTAATCATCCCCAGTCATTGTCCTGGGAGCACATGAACAGAACAAAAATATTGCGAAACCAATAAAACAGAACTTCATTTCTGCTTCTTACTCTTCTTTTGGAATAACTGTTTTATCAGTTTTATCAATTTCTTCAGATCCACTTTTATCCCAATCATTTTGTCTTTTGGCGGAGGTGGATAATCGTTCATGAGTTTCCTCATTTGGATAATTACAGACTGGGCATTTGGACCTGTCAATATGTAAATGCTGACAGGTCTTGCAAATATATGACATTAGTTATCAGTTACCACAACAGGAGCATCAACGATATCTACGCCTGGAACTACAGGATCGGTTGCTGGAGCAGTAGCATCAAAACTCCCACTTGTAGTTGCCGTACCTTCCTCACCGGTATTGGTTACGTCAGTGTTTGTTTCGGAATTAGTGCGGGAATTGGTGACCGTAGAATCACCACCTCCGGTATCAACATTCGAGGTACTGCCAGCATTCTTCCCGATAGAGTCGACAATTTCAGTAGCAGCCCAAGCACCAGCAACCCATTTGACAGCATTAAGTACACCACCTCCGAGTACTTGAACACTCCGGTTGCGATTGTTACTGTCAGCAATCAACACATCGTTGATATTCGTACCACCACCACAGGGGTCAATCTGTTTTCCAGTCAGCGCCCCAACTAACTGCGCTGTAGCCTTCTGTTGCTCGATCATGACAATGGCCATATCGCCCAGCTTCGAATAATCAGGGCCATTCATTGCCAATGCTTGATAGCAAGCTGTTCGAGAATTTTCTTTGTTCATTTCTACCTGAAGAAGTCCATCATCAGGAGCAAACTTATGCATTCCGCAACCTGTTAATAAAACAACAATAGAAAGTAATAATACTGCCACAATTCTTTTCATACTGGTTCCTCCTTAAAAGTAATAAGTTATCCGAGATGGATGCCTACCATACGGTGAATGGGCAAATGTATTGGTTTTATCTTTAGAATTCTTTACAACAAAGCCGTTATGGGGGCCGCTGCTGATTCGGTTTGCCCTACCTAATTGAACTCGGTATCCTTCTCGTGGTCGATCAGAAAACACAACGATAGCAGTACCCCCTCTAAACATAGGGAAAGTACGAAATGCTTGACGATTACCATTCCGCACTCCATATGTCCCAGTGCTCTTTACGCCTGCTGCAAATTCACCAGCACCAGAATATGGAACTGGCTGAGCCTCTACCCAGTCAACTCCTTCGAGTTCCTCTGCATCAATATCTCGTTCGATGGTTTTATCAGTATCATCTTTAGCAAATGGATCATACTTTGCGGTAGTATCTCCCGGACCTGTCTGCTTATTGTCATTGTCGCTTGAGCAACCAGAAGTCATTGCAACGATAATTAAAGCAATCAGGGCAACTGCCAATATTGTTAAAATAGAACTGGTTTTCATTTGCTCACCTACACCATAAATGTTTTTACTTCTTTTCCCTTTCCAATTGCTTTGATTATTATCTCATTTTGAATAATGACTCGATCACCAAAGTATCTCGGTATTGATCCCCTGGCTTGCAAAAGTCTTCCGGAATCATCAATCAATTGATAAAGATCGCCAGATATCCTTCTTTGAACAGTAGCAATGATGCTTACCTGTTGTTCTGGAGAAAACAATTTTATGAGAGTTTCTTTTTTCATCTCATTTCCCGTTCGATTGCTATTGAAGTGGTGGCCGAAAACTGCCTGCCATTTTCAGAGATATCAATCGTTATGGCATATAATTTCAATTTCCCTCGATACTGGCCAGACTCTTCAGTTATATTCATCAGTTTTCCAACCGGCATATAAGGAAGCAAAGTGCAATTCCCGCGCTCTACACTGCGATTACTGCAATGATAATCTATTTCCCTTGTACCCCTAGCTATGCCTGCCTGATCCGTCGTTAGAAGCGATTCTACGATGTCTGGGCCTTGATTATTGCCTGGGGGTCTGGCAACTTGAATTCTCATTTGGCCTCAATGGTAAAAACTATGGCTATTGGATATTGTGCTTCCTCCAATTCGATATCCCGACTGTCCGCTACCTTCTGAAAGTCAGCAGTCGAAAGAGAGGGGGGATTGAATTGATAAAGAGTACAAAGAAACGAATATGTAATATCGCCAATGCAAGGAGAATTCGAAGCCTTCAGTCCACCTTCTGTTTTAGCCAATGATGCTTCATTCCCGTACCAGATTGCACTTGGTGAACCATCTATTTCATAATTTACACCAACCGGAGTATCGTTATTGACGAACAATATCTCGTCTGTTTTTGATCTCGATACCTGACCCTGATCTACTACTTGGCCAGCGGTAGTCTTGATTGCAGTAACTTGCAACTTGGAGTGATTGTAATGAGTCCGAAACCAAATAAAATCATCTTTAAAGAATTCAGTTTTTACTTCACCTTGATCATCAACATTCATTATCTCATCCAACTCAATAATAAATTGACGATCTGACTCGGCTACAGATTCACCAAAATCTACAACTATTGTTGGTCCACCAGAATTCATATCGCTATTGCCTCCGGGAAAAACTGAACTTTCTCTATCTCTGCATCACGAACTCTGAACTTCCAGTATTTCGTATTGTAAATTACTTCGACCAATGAGTTCTGGCTCAGTTCGGTAGATACTGTTTTGTCTTCATTTATGGTTATTAAACCAAGTTCAGTTTCTTTATAATCGTGAGAAATCTTGTTGTAAAAAGGTTTCTGGGTCATTCCTTCCCCGGCAATTATTTCCACTATTTCTGTTCTTTCTTCTGTGATAATTCCTTCGGCAACTATTGATACCCAAACTCCGCCAGAAGTATGAAGAATAACTTGCTCCAATGGATTCCAAGGAACTTGATAAACATAAATATCTTTGGTATTCTCATCAATATCTACTTGTTCAAGTGTCAAACCACTTTCATCAATTACTTTATCTGAAATCAAAAATCTATTATATCCTTCCCGAATATCAGAAGTCGAGTCGACAGAAAAGAAATTATCCATATCAGTCAAATAAAAATCTGGCGTTGCAGTTTCCCATTCTGTTGTTGATATGGGATACTCGGGAAGACAGATTAATTCACCAGCCGGAGAAGATTGAAGTATTCCACCAACAGCATTTACAATCCTTCTGATTATGGATAATGGCGATTCATTATTAGCTGTTAAAACTCCTGTTGGAATATACCAATCAATCAATTGCCAAATTACTGTAATTGATTTAATGGCAGCAAGACCAGCAACAATTACAGAAGCCAATGCGCCAGTAAACTCTTGATCTATTGGAGTAGCATATGGGCTATCAAGGAGAATAGTTTTTGAAGCAAGAGGAATGTAATATTCGACTCTTCCCCATTCAGGTCTTGATTGCCTTGGTCCCTCAACGAGTAAATGATATTCTGTTGAATCTATCGGGATAATAATTTCAGTTTCAATATGTTTACAAAGGAGAAAATCATTTTGATCCGCAAGGTGTATTTCTCCTTTTATTGCATACTCGCCTTCATCGATTTCAATATTTATATGATGAGGCTTTAGCGATTCACCATTGTTCGTAGTTACATAAAATAAAGGTTCTTGTGCTTCTTCAGCATCTGGTCCGGCAATATAAATTTGTTCAAGCTTTTGTCGAAGCAAAGTATATTCAGAAAGATCGTAATTATACGACATTAAAGCACGCAAATCTCCTTCTGAAATGGAATACCTCATTTCCATAATTGCTAGCAAGTCACCAGGCAAATTCCAGTTCTCAACCAAACTTTGGCGTAACTGTAAGGCATTCCCATATGGTTGAATGAGTAGTCGCCGCAGCAGGTCGGCTGAGCCGTAATACTGTTCAAGATATTGCCGTACCACCGGCATGTCGCCGTAATGTTGGGTCAGGACGACAAGCAGTTGCAGGCCGTAAAGTTGCTCAAATTTAGTAAGTAGTATTGTTGCTAAACTATATGGTTGTTTAAGTAATGCTTGAATTGTATTACCAACTAAAGAGTATTCCTGGACGAGGACAGCAAGCAGAGATACTATTGATGCCCCGCTTTCGGGTGCCGCTGATTTGTATGGGTGGTCGGCCTGTAATCTGGATACTGTACCCCATCTCCAGGCGAGATATCCCTCTGCCGACTGCAAATCTTCGGTGGAAAGCTCACCCTCAATTAATGCTGACTCACAAAACAGCCCGTTAAAAACCGTCGCTCCGTCAGGTCTTAAACCCAGCCTGATCTGTTGTGAGGCAGTTTCCCAGCCGGTATTTACAGTAGTTGAGGTAGTAACAACACCATCTGCCATCTCAACTACTGTATGCACCCCTGCTGCCGCACCATCTTTTTTCATCTGGATGGTGTGGACAAAGACACTGGTTGCATCTCGCAAAGATAGTGTCATCTCGACATATGTCGCATTAATATATAGCCGGTTGGTGCCAAGAGCATGATGTCTCTCCAACGGTCGGCCATAATACGGCGAAGCCACTAATGTCAACGGTGGGGTTTGATACGTACCCGGAGTTCCTGTTTTCCAGACTGAGATCAACGTGAATTCGGTCTGGGCAACGGGTGTAGCTGGCGTATTGGATAGATAATGTGCGGAGTTGTCGAACAGTATGGCATCCAAACCGTTGACTGCTGCGCTGCTGACCGGCGGTTGCGCAGAGGTAGTGGCCTGGGTCAAATGGGTATCGTTGCCGGTTTTATCGGTGAGCTGGTTGACGCCGACGTCGACCGTCCTGGTCAGAGCATCATACCACAGCCTTGTGGCTGGCAGATCGGCAAAGGTCCAGAGTGCCATTATTTACCACCTCGCAGGATATACTCGGTATGGCCGCAGTGCGTCGAATCCCATAGCTGGTCGGTGGCAGGACGGTTCTGGCACTGGATTGCGTGGGTAGCAGCGGTGGTGCGATCGTGCGCAGCCAGTGCCATAATTACCGCTGGCCTGCCACACACCGAACAGACTGTAATATTGTCAGGGCGCCGTTTCATCCCAGCCGTAACGGTCGGCTCCGCTTGTTGAGCTGCAATATACTGTTGCAACATCTGGCGTAACACAGCATTCTCAGTTATCCCGTCAGCATCTGCTTCGGCCAACAGTGCCAGGCAATTTTGCAGCATTCCTAGTGTAAATATTTTTAATCTCATGTGCAACTCCACCAGCACTCAAAGCAGTCGCCTGGTGTAGTAATCCTGGCTGGCTTGCCCGATAATGCAGCATTGATCGATTTAGTTGGCATGGCTGCCATCTGCGCATGGAGCGACTCGTTCTCCCAGGTCATATTCTGTCCGTTAATCATTACCCAGGACGCCCCCGTCCAGCGCATCGCATTTACCGTATAGTCTGTACGCGGATGGACACCGACATAGAACCCATACCCAACCATGCACCCTTCATATGCCCCGTCCCATGAGATTCCGAGAAACGACCGGCAATCCCCCACGCTTTCAGCTCCACCCCAAAATTCAACACCGGAACAGATCCCATGTAATACTCCGACAGTTGCATCGACTGAACCATTTGCCACCGAGCATCCATCCGTCACCGTGATCGGGGCATAGCCGCAGGCCAGCGCGCTGGCATAAACCCGGATATATGGCACATCGGTGATGGCGTCTCGCAACGCGCGGCCGTCGAACGTAAAACCCTGGCCGCGAACTGACCAATTATAAGGAGGAACCCCACCGGTGACGAATACCCAGCCTTCTGTTTCTGGTGCCAAGACTTCAACAGAATTCTCAGAATCCCAGACAATCGGCGTGGCGTCTTCGCAGCAGTTCTGTGGCCGAATTACCGTCTCTTCATATCGAGTCCCACACCCTGCTGGGGTAATTGGGCCAAGACCGATAAACTCAATTGGTCCAGACCATTCTAAAGTCATTCTGTTGATAATTTCATCTGATAACTTTTTCCCACCTTCGAGCCTAAAGCTTCGCACTCTACAGCCATCATGTTGACCATCAACGCAACATTTCTCACTAAAGAACCAAGGTTCAGTAACCGGAGATCCGAATGGAGGAAGCGGAAAATAATCAATACAACCATATTGCTGAACAGGTTCTGGCGGGGGTTCTGGCTCGGGATCTTCGTCCGGTGGAACACCAGTAGAAGTTGAATATCCGCATACTTCTTCAAGTAAACCCTCGTCTACTTCAGGAGGATTTATCTCTGCTCGATAAACATGATAATGATAAAAAGCCAAAACATTTGCGCTCTGAGGTTCGCCAAGTTCAGATCCAACATAATTTGGAACACCTGGAATTTCTACAGTTACAAGATCGTAAAGAGTTCCAAACTCAGCACGAAGAGATCCTGTTACCTCAACTCCCCAAAACAAAGTATTTCCTAATGCCTGTATTGGTGGTGGAGTAATCACGCCATTTTTGCCAATTACTTGCCCCAACCAAGATACTCTCAATCCGGTTTGAACTGGAAACGGTAGAACAATGGAGGATTCATTTTTTACATTCTGATTAACACTTACTTGTTCTGAAGAAAGAACAGTTTTGATGATTTTGCCAACGCTCAATCTCAATGTATATGGAACATCAGGATGGCTTCTGATGATCTTCAGATCGGTTTGATAGGTTCCGGATCTCAGCATTTCGCATGCTGACATATCAACTTCGGTCGTCTCAGCTATCTTATCAAGAACCTCATCCATATCCTCAAAGGAATCCGGGGTAACAGGTTCTTCCGGAATAGCAGGTTCTTCATCCTGACTTTCTACACATAATATCGTATCAAAAAGAGCATCAATAGTATCAGCAACAAAACCAACAGTTGCCCGCTCATCCTCAACTACCTGCTCAATAGTCAACCAATACTCATCTTCCGGAGTTAATTCGGAAAGTGGTAATTGATATCTGAGGATTAAATTTTTGTAACTCATGGAGTCAGATCCTGGCAGAAGTTGAAAGGATCTTTTCCATCTATAATTGCCACAATGGTATCTTCTTTACAGGTTGAATAATAAACTCGCCTAGTCGAAATTTCTTCACAAAGATGAACCAGAGTTTCATACATATTAGGGCAAAATTCCAAGATATCCTTTACACATTGAGGAATTTCAATTTCCAATTCTTCTGTTTGAGTAGCACCATCCAAAGATAACCAATCGGCCGTAACTGTGCTCTCCAAGTTCTCTATTTTGTAACTATTCAGTTTAACAATTGGTGGAGGAGAAAATACGATTTTTCTATCTTGAATTTGCTGGATTATATTGTTTTTCAAATCCTCTTCTGTTATTTCTTCCTGAGTCATCGGCTTATTGAGGATAATTGTCAAAAGATAATATCCTCCAACAGCTTTTCCTTTAACTCGAAATGCTCCAAAGACTTCTGTAGAAAATTCCAATCTTTTATTTGTTATGGTAATGCTCGGAGCCGGGATACTATCTCCGTAAGAATTGAAAGTTGGAGTTTCCCATTCAACAGAAGCGTCTTCCATATAATATGGAAGATCCCAGGTATTTGAATTATTCACAAATCCGGAAAATTCTTTTGGTAAATTAACAATCTGAACCGGGCCAATAGTTCCCAATGAAGCGGCCAAATTATAAAGCAAAGCCGGATCACTCGGCCAAGCATAAAAGCCCAAATAAACATAGATATCTGACCCGATAAACTCAACAGGGCAACCAATCGGTTTGTAAGTTCTGGCCGATACCCCCGTTACTGCTAAAGTCCACATCTTGTAAATGTCACGAATCGAGGCATAATAAGAAAGTTTTGACTCCAATTTCTGTTCAAGTTTCACCCAAGGTTCTTGTTCGCTATCAAGAAGCAAACTCGAATCCGGACTGATCCTTATCTGGAGATTTTTCTCACTCATCAAATTGCCTCAAGCCCGGTACAATAATCAATATCGACATACTCGTCTTCTGGCGGGATATGATCTGGGGGCTGATCATCCGGAGTAATATCAAGCTCTGCGTTTCTATAATTACATTCTTCGGTCTCGGAACCTTCAGGAATATCCATTTCCATGTAAGTATTTCCACCATCCCAACAAGCATAAACAAAAGACTGAAGTTGATTCTCCTTGGCGTCCGGTCTAGGCTGAATATTTAAATCATAAGTATGTCGGCAGACCTTATATGTTATGATGAGAGTTCCATATACCTTTTCAGGAAGTGAAGCACCATCAGTTGTAACTGTCGCTTCTGGATTTGGATTTACTATATCTCCCTCAGAAGTATAAACCGGCCCTATCCATCCAGACGAGACTATCTCCAATGCCGGGTATTTGAGTCCTAATTCTAATTCAAGATCGACCTGGATCTCTTCACTAAACTCTAAAATTTGAACGCGCCTTGACGATAATGTTCCCCAGGAACAGCCGATTATATAGTTGAGGTCTTCCCTCGATGGATATGCATATACATTCCCATCAATAATCGTATGAGGACAATTCGGTTCTGGTTCGTCTTCCTGGAAAAGAATCGAATTTATAGTTGCATACACTCCGAATTTCGTTACATATCCAAGGAGAGGTTCCCAAGGATCTTGCTCAAGCAAAACGAAGTCGTCATTGTTTCTATTTCGCCTTGGCTGAGCAATTGAAATTCGGAGTATATATTGGTTCGAAGCCATTTTATACGGCCTCTCCTACGATCACCTGAGTGGTTTTATTATTGGCCAAACTAGCAGACCCAGCCGGAACAACTCGCTTCTGACCAATACCAATAGCGGCCGGATGAGTGGTGAAAGTCACGGTATCGCCAGCTTCCCAAGTCCCTCCCCATGCCTCCAATTCAATTGTAAAATATGGTTTGGTAAAAGTCGTGTTATTCGGAGCAAAGTCACCACCGGTTGTTCCTGTCCCAATTGTACCGGTTAATGAATCGCCAGTTAGTGAATAATGAGTGGCATCAGTAAAGGTCAAGGTCCAATCTTCATCAATAGTCCCAATATTATCGAGGATGATTGGATAGGTCGACGTATCAAGAGTCCCTGCAGTGCTCGTAACGACTGGAGTAGTTACTGAAGTTTCTATATCGGCTATTGGTATAATCAGACTTGAAACCCTTGGAGAAGAAATAGTCGGAGTTCCAGCAGCAGTATAATTATTGGCAATCAGTTCATCTACCGTAATTGTAATTTCAAGGCCATCAACAGTTGGAGTTCCATTGATGGTCAAAATCTCTTCATTACCAGTCAGAGCATCTGCCGTTGCTTTATCGGTGAGTTTGATTTTATCCCCATCGGCAAAAATTAAATCAGCACCAGAAGCCAAAGCAGCGTTTTTAACCACTACAACAATGGTTTGAGCGCCGGCAGTAATATTCTCTGCAAGATATGCAGTGCCAAATTTTCTTTCAGTATCAGTGCCAGTTGAATACCCAGTCAAATCCTCGATAGCATCCCTCTGACCCATCAAAAACATGGTCACATAATCAGTAGCAGAAAGAGTCGGGGCATCAGTATAAACAGAAGGATCAATCAAAGTTCCATCAGCATCATCAGCTACTTTCCAAAACGTCTTCTTGTAATCGAAAAACCCCGCAGTCCTCTGGGCACTGGTCACATGAGGGAAAACATTCTGAACAACCCCACTGGTAACCGGAGCAGCACCATCCATTCGGCCATTGGTTTTTTGTTTGTAAACCTTTAGATCAGAATTCTGCATTATGCCCTCATTAATGTAATTGTTCCAATATATCTTTCGTTAGCCGTAAAAGTCGATTGCCACAGGGTTTTTTCAACAGCAAAGCCGTCAATCTTAATCTTTACATTTATTGTCTCTCCATGATAACTCAAGGAGATAGTTTCACCAGACTGCCGGAAGGCCTCAAGGGAGGTAAGTTGCGCCTGGGTAAAATAGCCCTTTCTGATATCGTCTTCCTCAATAGTCTCAAGAACTATTTCAGCTGTTCCTGCAGGTCCACGTTGAGGAATAACTTTGCCACCAAGTGTCACTCGTTCATTACCGGAAACAATAGACTGATTGAATCTTCCTCTCCAGGAGACATGGTCATTAAGCGATACTCCACCAAGGGTGATTGACATTATGATCTCCTGAGATATCTCTTTTGGAGTTCAGCGAAAATCCGTTCCCCATTTCGATTGTCTGCTCGTACTGTTATCGGTTCTGGACTGCCGGCAATAAAGTATTTTCTGATTGACTCTGAAGTCGATTCCTGGGATACCTGTTGAATCGGTCCACCCATTGCAAAAGCCTGACGAGGAAATCCCGGCATTACAGGCCCACCCATCCGGAGTTTTGGGAGAAGATTCTGGACCACTGTTTTCCAGTCACCGGCGTTATAAGCAAGAGTCGTTCCAACGCCGACTTCCCGTTGCCTTTCCTTCCGGATCATCACTTCACCGGCTTCCCCCATGATTGGGATCTTGTCCCCTCCGCCATATCCGGGGAAGTACTGCCCTGCAGCGGCGTGGATAGCCTGTCCACCAAGCCTGAGTGCCTGTATAGCCCCACCCATAAAAAAGCCAGCCACCGAGCCTCCAGCGGCTTTTTCACTTATCTTTATTTTGGATGCTTCTGACTGGACTTTCTTGATTCCGGTAAGCATCTTATCAATTGCAGAGTCAGCAGCTTTTGCAGCATCTTCCCAGACATTTGTCCAGACTCCATCAATCAATTTAATTTCTTTTCCAACTCCTTTTACATCTTCGACTTGCTTCTTCGCAGTTTCTGCTGATCCTTTCTTTGCACCTTCAGAGACGTTAGTCCAGGTTTCGCCAATTTTTTTGACCTCAGTTTCAATTCCAATAGCTCCATCTTTCGGTACAGCCCATAAAGTTTCACTGATTCTCGTCGCTGTTTTGTTAAGAGATTGATCTATATTTGTGAAAACAACATTGGCCGAATTAGCCCCATCCTTCCAGGCCTTATCAAAAGCAGCTCCCATAGCCGGGAATGTCTGCATTGTTATTTCATTTGATTTCGTTTTAACATCTTCAAAAAGTTGAGCAGCAACAGTAAAATTACTTTCTTTAATCACAGAATTTGCAGCATCTATTTCGATCTGCTTACTGCCTTTCAAGGCCTCATCCCTGAGTTGGATCATCCTCTCAACGCCAGCAATTGCCTCAGCTACACCCTGTTTTGTACTGACAAGGGTTTTATCCCCTTCCTTTACTTCTTTGTTCAGTTTGACAAAGCGTTCTTGTGCCATATCGGCATATTTAACAGCCTCGTCAAAATTCCCTGCCTTGGCCGCTTTCTCAGCGGCCTGCTCGTATTCCTGAGCCTCCTTCTTGATATCTTTCCAGGCGGAGAAATCATCCATTCCAGACTGCCGAAGCGAACGGATAAGTTCTTCACCAGACATTTGGTTCTGGGCTATCTCATCAGAAATTTTCTTTATAGCATCAGCGTGTTTTTCATATTCATCTTGGAGAGTCTTCAGCGATCTTGCCTGATTGTCTTTAAACGACTTCAGGGAGTTTTCCATTGCTCTCTGAGCTATAGCAGCCTCACGAGGAGCAGACTTCCAAGGATCGGAAATACTCTCCTGAATAGCATCCTTAATCTTGGCATCCAGAATAGACTTCTCAAGTTCAGAAATTTTCGCCTTTACGACACTGGCCTGCCTTTCCATTTCTCCAGGATCAGGAAAGAGTGACCAAGTAGCTTTTTGATTTTTTAGTCCAGCAATTTTTCTTTCGACCTTTTCAACTTCAGTAAGAATTCTGCCGGTATTGAAATCCCTCGTTCCAGCGGCTACATCAAGTAAATTTTGGATATTTTCAGCAAAGCCCTTATAAGCCCTGGCACCTTGTTGAATACTACCGGTCTGCGTCTTTTCCAGTTCATTATTGAGGGTTAAAACCCCTGCGGCTGCAATAGCCGCTTGTGGCCCAAACTTGGCAAGTACGCCACCAACAATAGCAAGCTGGCCTATTCCTGGAGTCCCTAATGCATTTGAAAGGTCTTGAATCGCTTTCCCAAAAGCAATAGTCCCTTCCAGAACCGACTTTATATTTTCTCCCCATCCTTTTAAATTTGTTTCATTAAGAACATTGCCAAATTTCTTCAGTCCGTCTGTAATAGAATCAACAAGAACTCCAAAAGCAGGCTGAAACAAAACCCCCAGTTTAACTTTGGTATCATCGACATAACGTTGAAGCGACAACCACTTCTTCATTGGGGTTTCCATTGCCCCAGCATAAGCACCAGCTATTTTCGGGCCTTCAGCAAGTACTGAATTCATCCTGGCGGTTGCTTTTTCGCTCTCTGTTAATTCGGCTGTTGTCTTGTGAAGAGACGCAGCCATTTCAACATAAGAGTTCTGGAAACTTACATTCAAGCCAATAGTACGAAGGATCTCAATCTCACCAGAGCGGATACCCAAAATCATCCGCTCGAATGCTTCTGACGAATTGATATTACCGATTACCGCTGCGTCCTGGGCTATCCTGGCAAGCTCAGAACTCTTGGAAAGATCAATCTGAGCCTGAGACATCTTGGTTAAAGTCTCACGAGCAGAAGTCATGGAAATACCCGTCTTCCGCAACTCCTGCTCGTACTTGGCCATTTCCCTAGCTGAATACCCAGCATTCTTGCCGACCACTTCCATTACTACGCCAAGGGTATCAAACCTGGCTGTAGCAAAGGTCACTTCTTTAATAGCGGCACCGATAGCAGCAACAGAGGCTATCCCAGCAAAGTATCCAGCAGCTCGTTTGGCAAAAGCGGCGATATTCGTTTCCGCTTTATTCAAGCCGGAAGTATCAGCTTCAATCCTGGTATATAATGAACCAATATCGATCATTTCTTGCGCCTTTGTTTGCTTTTTCTGCTACCAAATGCCGATTTCAATGCCGCTGCCATCTCTTCCGGAGTTTGCTTCTTTTTCTCAACTACTTTCGGTTCAATTAAAGGATTCGGGACAAAGTCTTCTGGCACCCAGTACCTTCTCTTTCCTGTATCCTCGTCTTTACCTTCTAATACTGAAAAATTCCCTACCGTTGCACAAATCATCCCGAATAGCTTCGATTCATGTACCGCCCCAAACGGTTCTAACTCCGCATATGCTATCCACTCCGCCACCTGACTCGCAGTTAAGTGTTGGAGTAGATAATCAGGGTGCGGGTATCCTAATTCGCGACAGAGTCGGAAGAGGAATCTGCGTTCGGAACGGGCTCGGAGTTTTTTGTTGTTGCCGCAGCTGCCTCCTCATTCATTCCGGAAAGTCTCATCCCAACATCAGAAAGACGACTGGTGGCCCTGGAGGATTTGCTCATCAGGTCTGGGATATCAAGATCGGAAAACATCAAGGTTCCGTCCTCGTTGACTACTGTTGCGATCAAGACCCTGAGCCTCATTCCGCCGACTTCATTACTTTCCTTCTTGACTACCCAAGCATCAAACCGATCTCTGGTGGCGGCATCCATCTCCTGAACCCATACGGAACCGCCCCACTCGGGAACAGGCACCAATTCTCTCTTCAGCTCGGTTGCCTTCAGTACATCAAATTTGCCTAATACCTTCACTTCATTCTCGCTCATTCTTGCCCTCTTCTTGGTTATTTGTCGCTGGTTAAACTACTTTTTAAGTGGACTGGAAACCGCTCTGGCCGCTGACCTTGATCGTTACCGCCATTGTGATTTTATCATCAAGGGGAATCGAATTACCGAGGTCGGTTACAAGGCCGGAGAATTCGAATGTACCGATTGATCCTGGAAAGACGATCTGATAATCAACGAGGGTTTCAATCTCGAAGTCGTCATTCATGTCGTCGTAACCGGCTCGGGTAAAGTTCATGTCGAGAACCACCTGACCGCCATCCCGGAAAGCGGCAATGAACTCACGATATCCACCGGTCGAATCCAGACTGGTAACATCGATGACATTCCGTTTCTTATCCGGCCCTTTGATACTATTGATTTCTGCAATAGCGGCAAAAGTGGGGGTGCTCAACATATTCGATCGTTTAAAGACCGTTCCAACTCCAGATACAGCATTGCTCATAATATCCTCCTACTGTTTGACTGTTTACGCCCTTTTGATCCGCAGGTTGCACGAAAAAATTGGCCTTCCTTGTGTATCATTCCCAACGTGAAATGGTTCTGTTAATTTCCAAATCAATATATAAACTGTATTATTTATCGTCGTATTTGCTAAAGCGTGGAGTTCGGCCATGATCGCTTCCATCTTCGCCCATGCTGTTTCATACCCGCCAACCTTTCCACGAACCAATATCTGGATACTGGGATTCCTTATGCTCGTCGGGTCCGGGCTCATTCCTGGCGTATCAAATATAGCCGTAGCCAATACGGATGTTTCTGGCAAAAGTGAGATAAAAAGATTTGTCCCAAAAACAAAATCAAGCATTGAACTTGAATCTGCTGATTGGGTAAGGAGATAATCTTTTATATCTTTGGAAGGAGAGTTCATATCATTTCAATTTTGCGTGCTTGACCAGAATCTGGAGAATACGGTTTTTATTTTTAAATAATGCCTTTTCAAGAAACTTATTTGAACCAGAATTGAAATTATAATGCGCCGGCATCTCATGAACCCACAAAGCATAATTGGCTGTATATCCTACAATCGCATTGAATCTGTGTTTTCCTTTATTTACAATTCCTCTTCCTTCGGCGATCTGATTTGAATGATCGCTAGCCATTTTGCCGGCATCAGATCCAGTAAAATTTGGCGTCGGATTATCTTCTCGCTGATCAGTTACAAGGATGAATGCGCTATTGCGAAGATTACCAAGGTCAATCGGGGTTCCTTTAACAGAATCATATTTCACAACCAACGCCGCTTCAGTCAACCCCTCCTTGGTATGGAGTTCGATATCTGAAATGGCTTTGTTCAGATTTTTCAAAACTGCTGATAATCCTTTCAATTCAACCATAATCCCAAACCAATAAAAAATCCTGCTATAGAAAGGCCTATAGCAATTCGATATCCAAGAGCGATTCCAAGCCATGCCAAGCCTTTCGCAATTATTACCATATCGGAATCGCCATCAAGGTCATACATATTATTTTTACTCATACGAGATATGCCTTTCGCAAAAATTGATCGGCCTTGATTGTCGGGATCTTCTCAAATCCCTCAATAGTCAGTGCATCTTCTGTTTCTGGAGTTCCAAAACTTGAAAGATCAATCAAATTCATTAAAGCCATTCTCCCCTTCATATCAAAATCGGTTTCAGAAAGAACAACTACCCGGGAAAGTACTTCCTCAACACCATTGCCAGTACCTTGCGATGTCAAAAACTTTTCCCGCTTTATAGTCCACCGGACAGCTACCTCTACCGGTTCGCCATAAGTATATCCGCCATATCCATCCGGTGTTGGTGATGGCCAGTAAACCGCTTTCTGATTGAAGAATTTTCCGAGATTCATCAGTGATACCCAATCATGTTCAGAGAAGCAGATTTCTTATATCCTTTTGTGGCAATCTGGCTGAGAGTCCCGGAAGTATCCAAAAGAATTGCCATCTGACCATAACTGGTACCATTCAAACCCATCCCCCACTGCCCTTGATAAGATTCAGAAAGGACATCGACACCAACAGATTTTACTCTCTGATCCTGTACGCTCAATACATGGGCGGAGAGATATCGCTCAATCTCTTTCAAGGTTTCATCTGTCAAACCAGCAGTTTCCAGCCAGGAAGTTACCATCATATTTGCCGTATTGATAAAAACATCAATATCAGTTAATGTGGTATCGATAATGGCAAACACTTCAGTATCAGTTACACGAGGCATTACTTGCCCTCCTCATTAAACCATTTTGGTTCGATAAAGGCTTTAACCATTGGCTCGTTAAATACCAAACCGATGCTCTCTATCAGCTGCCTGGCATAATCCCAATCGCCAGCACAAAGACGAGATGGCCAGAAGTCAAAAATATCCAGTTTGGCGGTATGCATTTCAGCAAATCTTTTCTCATGCTGATCTATCCAAGACTGCCAACCGGCTTCATCTCGATAAGCCCGCATGAACCGGGTCAATTGGCAGCTCCGAATGATGTCTTTATGGGTCCGGTGAATGATAATCCACTTTGCTTTTGGGAAAGCTTTATGCCACATGTACCACATCCCAGCAGCCTTAGTACATTTGCAGAACCATTCACCGCTTTTATATCCCTGAGACATCATAAGGCGCTGAACAATATCTCTCCAGTGATCTGCTTCCGGCTGAGAAACTTCAAACACCTGACGATTGTTTGGGAGAGGCTTCTGCCCCATTGGATCGGCACCAATCTTTTTCAGATATGGTTTGACAATATCGTTCCGAAGTTTGCAGTTTTCAAACATTCCCTTCTGAGCTTCTGGGCTCGGGCCATACATTTCCCCACCAAAAGCACCACAGATATTAAGCATGCCTGCCGTCATAGACGTTCCAGAACGGGCGCAACCAACTACCAAAATCGGATCTTTCATGCATGCTCCTTTACAATTTCTCGCCAAAGGGTTGGAACTTCAAATGGCCTGGGTTTACCATGAAAAACAAGAACTTTACAATTTGAAGATATCCCACCAGAACAGTGCCGCTTGTATGAGTAGATACTCTCCGGGAAGGCATCTTGCAATATTTTTGGGATAACTCTTTTTTCTCTCAGTTTGGCATTCGTATAATCCTCTTCTCCACGAAGTTGCTTGGAGAACTTCTCATAATCGAATTGTTCATACAACCAGGACCAATCACCATTCCAAGCCATAATCCCCGAGATAGTTCTGACTGGAGGCCGGAAAGAACGAATCATCCAGAAGTCTTTTTCAGTGGAGTCGGTGACTACCTTAAACAGGTCATCAATATTTCCTCTGATTACAGTATCAATCCCGGTTACAACAGTAGGGCCAATATTCCGGAAGACCTCGGGAACAGACCACCAGCCAGGCCAGTTGTTAATCAGTGGAATAGAGACAACGCCATCAATCTTTTCCTTGGAATCTGTAAAACAAATGAAGTCATAAGGAATCGTCGTATTTGCTCGTACCTGCGCTGCAAGGAGTCGGACGTGCTCTTCTATATAATCTCCGCCTAACTTCAGTACACAGGCAAATACCGGCATTGTCGACCTCATTCCACTAACCTCCACAGATTCGTCCGCCAGGGCTTGGGGTCACCGTGAAAAATGATGATTCCTGGATCTTTCACAAGGCCTTTTCGAACATGGCGCTTATAGCTACAAATCCCTTCAAAATATTCCTGGATTGCTGTTAAATCAACGCCCTTGGTCAGTAAAGCATTTATCTGGTAATTTTCATCACCACGATGAAGTTTTGATTCCTTCTCAAAGTCAAACTCATCATACAACCAGGACCAATCACCGTTCCAGGCCTGCATTCCATTTATAAACTCTCCCGGATGAAAGAACGAATCCAATAAAAAGAAATCCTCTTCCGGGATATGACAAACCATCTTCAGGAGGTCGTCAATATTCTTCAGGACCAACGTGTCCAAGCCAATGGCAATTGTCGGCCCCTGGTGTTTCCAAAGCTCGACACAAGACCACCATCCGGGATAATTCTTTTCAAGTTCGACGGTCTCTATTTCCAGGAGTTCATCAACCTGATCTGTATAGCAAACAAAACGATAAGGAATCGTCGCATTGCGTTCAATCTGCCTTGCGAGTGCTCTTACATGACCTGGGTAATAATCGCCGCCAGAGCGAAGGCAAACAACTATTGAAGGGATCTGATCGCTCATAGCCACTCGCTCTCCGGTACCGTCCCAATCTTGACCGCCCGACTCTTTCCATGAGGAACCCCCCATACTTCACCGGCCGGGATATTTTTGGTGACAAAAGAATTGGCATGAACAAAAGCATTTTCCCCAATATTTACACCAGGGGCAATTACCGCGCCAGCCCCAATCCGAGCGCCATTGCCAATAACCGCCCGCTCGATCTTTGGAACTGCCCGGCCCTGATTGGCGATATTCTTCTCGTTGGTCATTACCACTCCTGGACCAAAGAAAACATTATCCCCGATGGTCGCTTCCGCGGTGATATGACATTGAGATTGGATCGTTGTATTGCAGCCAATCTTGGTATTCTTCTCAATCACCACATTATGGCCAATGATCGAGTTATGACCAATCTCCACATTATCCCGCAGGACAACAAAATGGAAAACTTTGGCATCAATAGCGATCTTGACACCTCGATCAATTACAACGTATGGGCTGATAAATCCTGACATATGGCCTCTAATGGTTTTCGTTCAAATGTTTCAAGAGCGCCGCCAACTGTTGCGTTTATAATCTTCAATCCAACCTGATTTGCATCCCTGGCTATTACTGGCCAGTACTTCATAAACTTTGGGTATGGGTCATGAAGTCGTCCTGCTTTTTTGTCGAACCTGACTTCGTAGTCGTTGTGCCAATGAGACTGTGTATCTTTAGGGTCTTCTGGATTCTGCATATCGAAACCGAGAAGCACGACCGTTTTAGCACCAAGCCAATAGGCAAAATTGATCGCTGAAGCACCGGAGTTGCCATTCCAGGCAATGGCATTTCTTCTCTTGATCTCAATTCCAGATGGCTTGCTTCTGCCGACATATTTCACCCTGGCTTTTCTTTGCTCTGGAAGGGTGGCTGCACAAGTGACAATCAATCCCCCATATTCACTTATGGCCGGCAAATTCTCTTCGTACCAGCCTTTATCCCCGAACCAGCAGGCATCAACCCAAGGTCCGAGTTTGTATGCCTGATTAACTCCAATTACTCGGTGGTTATGGATGAGTGATAAATCCTGTTTTAAAAGACTGACTCCCCCACCGATAATGAAGACAATCGAGCCTGGCCATAAGGCCGGTATTTCCCAGAAATTAGCCACGAGCTTCGAGTATTGCTTCGCGGAGCTGATCTTCGGCTTCGTACTCTTCGAGGATCTCAATTTCTTCCTCTTCCATGATATCGATCAGGGCATCCCAGTCCAGCGCACCAAGATCAACAATTTCAGTCTTGGGGATCTCCATCATCTTCCCCATGATCTTTTCTGCCTCGCTTTTTTTCATCGGGGCATCATTCAGGGGTTTATCGGGATTGTCCGGGTTGACGATATTATACATTCCCCGCTGGACCCGAACCAGATGGAGTTCTTTCGGTGGGGTCGTTGGTATTTGAATCTTCGCCGGTTCGGAGATCGGTTTAACCGCCGTCAAACAGTCATAATCTTTTTCGAACGAACCAAGAAATCCTTCCGGCACTTCAACTACATCGCCCGGCACGACTGAAAATCTTTTCCCATCATACTTAAAGGAATGCCGTCCCGTTTTTGCTTTCTTTCTGTATTTACAAAGGTTCATAGAGCCCTCCTTGCTGGTTATCTTTGATGAAATAGAATGGTGGATTGCGCCCACCATTCTAATGTCATTTTGCCTTCAATGTGGGCGCGGATTAAGCGTGCAGTACCGTTACGCCACAGTTGCCATTCTGATCGGCCCGGATCTGCGGGACCATAATCGTCATGACCTTGTAATTGGTGGTCATCCCGCCGCCCTCAGTCCATTCGACCGTGGTAAGGGGCAGGCCTTCAACCATCCTGACAACATCGGAAGTCATCTGAACCAGAACAACATGATCTGCAGTCATCTTGTCGACGACCTTGACCTCGGTGATACCGGCGATTTCTAGGATACGCTGACGAATGGTCTTGTCGGATTCGGCCTTGTAATCGTCGTCAAGAACGGTCTCATACGAAGTCGGCAAATAGAGAACCCAAGGCCCGTAGAAATGAGAATCAATGGATGCCTGTTTCATCTCGCGAACATCATCAAGAATATCCTCGCCAGTTGTCCCCGATGCATCCCAGTTTGCCGCCAGAGTGACATTATTAACTTGAGGATGATCCAAATACCCATAGATGATTCCACCGCCATAAGCATACGAAGAAACGCCGGCAAACAGCATATCTTCGATCTTCTCTGCGACGACACGAGCGGCCATGGTGGCGGTCGTGGTATCCAGCGGGGTACTGCCATTCCTGGAGGCGGTCAGAGTCCGAATATTATACTGGAAATCCTTATGGACGATCGGCAGCGGCAAATACTTCAGGGTCGTTTCGGGCCGGTCCCGTTTGCTCGGGGTGACCGCATCCATGGTCAGTTCAGCGGCAGTCAACTCGGAGATATCCTCATACTCGAGAACGGTCTTCCCAAGGCCATTGCCAATCCGATATACCAGATTCCGGGAATACAGATCCGCTACGCCGACGAGACGCTCCTGGGCAGCGAACATAACCGCCTGATCGAGTTCCTTCCACTCATCTTTCCGGAGAGTAGCGGCGTTGACCCGAACCACCTGCGGCTGGCCGCTATTATAGACAACAGCATAAGCATGGCCATCCTGGCCGATCCAGGGTTTGAGCAGACCGACCGACATCCCGCCGGCCATCAGTTTTTGTGCTACGGGACCAGACCCGGCGCCATTCTGGATAAATTCAATCCCAGCATTCGCATACGTTTTATTCATTGCTTCCTCCTACTTGTTTTATCTCAAAAACCTTTATGCCACCAACCAGGCAGCGAAAATATTACGCGATTTCTACGGGACAGCGACCAGAAGGATCAGCGGCAGACGATCCGGACATATCACAAGCTGCCATTGCATAGCCGACAATACAATTATCGGCAATCGGGGTGGTATCGGCGCTGGAATCATCCCATACCGATTCGGTGGGTGCTGTATATTTGGTCAGAGTGCCATCACCAGCAGACTGCAGAGGATCGCCGATAGCGATATTCTGACCATTGGCAATAATGGCGTTTACCTCAGCGCCACGTTCCACGATCTCATACTGTACGCGGGTATTGGCGGCATAAGCATCAGCAATCGTTTTGCCCTGCATATCGTCTTCAATAGCGAAAGCCTTCTGTGCATGTCCACCAGCAGTGGCGTGAACTCGCAGTTTGCCAGTGGTCATAACTTCAACCAGATGCCCCGGAGTGATAGCGGCGTTTGCCACTCGCTCTTTCCGGATTCCTCGACCGATCAGGATGATCGTTTTTGCATTTGTAGCGGCCATTTGTAGCCCTCCATTATATTTTTGTTATTCGATTTACTACATCAATTTCAAAACTGTTTGTCGGCTTATTTCTTGCCGAGATTCTCCGAAAGAGTTACTGGAATATACGCCTCTTCAACATGACCGGTATTGACAACCTGACCTGCAGGGGCCTGGCCGGAATAGTTCGGAGCAGGAGCCGGGAGGAGATTGGAAATGGATTCGAGCATACCCATATCCATGCCTTTGAGCTGGTCCTCATTGAAGGTATTCCGCTCATTGGCCGTGATCTTGGCGATCAGGGAGGCGCGCTTGGTATCCAGTTCTTTCATGCCGGCGTTGACCACAGAACGGATCTCGGTGGGGACAGTTTCCAGCCAGCCGGCCAGGGTAGTCGGTGCTGCTTTGGTATTGTCGATGACTTTTTCCACGATCTTTTCAACCTCCTTGATAATTTCTTTCGGTTCGGCATTGGCCATTACCTTGCTGAACTGTGCTTCGTTCAGGCCGGTCAACCATTCGCGGTCTTCCTCGGTAAAGGCATTCTCCTGATTTTCAATCATTTGATTGACCGTCATTTCCTTACACTTTGCCTTGTCAGCGGGGGTAACCGCCTTCTCGGCACATTTTGCTTTTGCAGCAGCTGTAGCCATAATCCTTACCTCCTCGGTAATGTTGTTTTCGGCGGGTCCGCCTTCATTGCTCTTCGGTTTGTATTGGAGGTCTTCAATCACTTCTTCTGGATCTCCTACAAACTCCAATTCTCCACTGTCATTTACTGAATACTTCTGCTTTAGCAGTACTGATTGTTCGGGTTGGTTTGGTCTTCGTAAATCTTGTTTGTAAATAAACGAATCTGAATAAACAGCTCGTAAATAATTGACAACTACCGATCTATCTGTTACTCGATCATAAACATCCATTGAATCAACAAAACGCCGGACCTTATCAATTAGACCACCAAGTTCTTGTTGTTTGGCCAAAACGATCAAGATGCTTTCTTTTCCGGAATTCATAATCTCCTTTGAATTCGCACGCAGCCCGCAGCCATCATCCCAAGAACAAGCCCCGGTCGAATTTGGAAGCAAGGCCAAATGATCCGGGATCATATCGACTATACTGGCACTGTACTGCTCGGAATTCCATTGCCCGGCCTGGCCGTCATCCATGGCCAAAAGTCCAGTAGACACCTCAAGTTTGCCGCCGTTCTCGATGAATGAAAACAGGCTTGGTGACTTCTGGCTGACCAGTGCTGTATTGAGAAAGAGTTCGGCCTTGAGTTTTCCGCCTTCAAAAACCACATTGGCCACATATCCAACCTGCCATTCCTGACGGATGGTTCCGTCGTGATTGCAGAGGACATGAGTTCCATCAGAAAGAATCGGATGTCCGACTGTTACCGGCATGTTGTTCCAGTGTGGGGCAGATGCTTCTAGGACCTGAGGCGGATAATAGACAGGATCAGTACCGACCCCGTGGTGGACGCCCTCAGCTAGCATGACAACTGGATAGACTTGGTATTCAACTCCGCCAATTCTCCGCCTCTGCAGAACTTTCAGGCTCGGTCCTTTCTCAATTGCCTGAGCAACCATCAATTGCATTTCTTTCATTTTAATCCTCTTTAATATACGGTAAAGCCACACACCGGCATTGTGGATGTGCCGGAATTATATACTCAGCATCATCAATCGAAAACAAAACTCCATTCAACGGGGAGCACTTGGGACATACTCTACTATCTCCAGCAGTCAGCCACTCCACCTGAACATTGATCCCCAGTATGCCAGCCGCCTTGTACTCACCAATATTGGCTGAATGGTGCGCCCGAATAACTTCAGTACGAGCCAGCACTTCAGCCCTTCGCCTTGCCGGGATCTTCCGGCCAAGGGAATCTATAATCGATAAGTCAGCGCCAGTACCATCCCCTGTAATCGCTTTATTCAATAGTCGCGCAATCTCTCTTGGTCCTCGGCCGTCAGCCAAGCCCATTGCCAGGACGTCGGAAACCACTGACTCCATCTCCGCAGTAATGCCCTGAAGCGATGAATATGCCCTTGTATAGATAAGGCCAACACGATCAGCATGAACTGGACCATTAAAAGTAGAAACGATTGGTTCTCCTCCGAGTTGACCTTCATCGATTTCAATCCCCTTTTTCCTGAGTTCCTGCCTGGCCCTTCTGATCCCCTGTTGGTATGCGCTGTCGATATATAATTTCATCCATGTGGATCTAGCGGAGTTGGGATCGGAACTAATCAAATCAAAAGCCATCCTCAAACCCTGCTTTCCATCTGTAAAGAAATATTCCTCATTCTTTGCTTTCAACCACTTTACAAACGCTTCGACTTTCTGGTCATTCCTGGGAAAATCGTATTGTTTGGAGGATAATCCAGAAGCATTTACAGTAACTCTTGTTTCTTCTACCAAACCAAAAACATCCAACTCAATTACTGCCTGGCGGATATCTATCATCAAACTTGCAAATCGATTGCGCATCTCAGCCACGAACTTATTACGGAGAGTAATAGTCCGAGTGGGGTCAATCGAATTTGTAAGGAAGAGAGATATCATATTAATTGTGTAATCGTAAGTAGTATAGCAATTCCCCAGAGAATGCCGGATATGATCTTTTCTGTTTTGCTCATCACATCGGCCCAAAACCGACCCACAGCACCGCCGCCAGTTCGATAGCGAGGATGACGAGTAGGGCGTTGATGACGTGGGTCACGCCCCCACCACTTGATCCGCCCGCGCAATCCCAGCAGCATCGAGGTCCGCACTGTAGACCACCATGCCCCTACCCCCGATCCGTATCTTCGGTGTCGGTTCCAGCGCATCCAAATCAACCGAAGCGTTGTTGGTGAACTCGGGGATGGCCTGGAAGTCTGCGCCGAGTGGGGCTGTGATTACGGTGCCGGTTATGGGTGCGTCTATGCCGAGCGGCCCATGATATTGGAGTGATGATCGTATCATTTGATCCTCATGGAGTAAATTTTGCAACTCCGGTTTTTGAGTAGTTATCGTGAAAAATGAAATCCTTTTGTTTCTGCATCACAATGTCGCCGGATTGTAAATAATTGTCGTGGACCTTGTTACCATATTGGTATGACTGTGACCCGTAGATGCCCTTGACTGCCAGAGCCTCAGTGTTATAAATACCCATCAGGTTATTCCCTGATATCTCATTATGCCAGGCAATTGTCTCCCACAAAGACAGCATTAATCCCCCGCAGACATTTATCCCCTTGGACATACCTGAGACGAGATTATTTTTGACGCTGAATCCGCAACAATTCAGCCATAATGATATCCCTACGCCGTAGGTAGGGTCAGCCCCATAACTGCCGAAAATCTCATTATGTGAAATGTCACAGTTATAGAATCCTGCCTGAACGGAAAAAATCCCAGAAAGACTCACAGTGTTTGCCGCAATGGGTATGTCCAGGATCAAAGAATTTGTTAAATGATCAAACGAATGTATCCTGGCTATTAATCCATCTTGACCTGTTGCTCGATTGAAAGAAAACCTGAACTTATGCCAGTCGTCCCGGCCCGACACTAAGCATTGGTCGATCCCTGATACCAGTACGTGCTGCATACTTCCAAATGTTACAACAAGCCTCCCTGCTGCATCATTGGTAGCAGCAGATAATGTTCCAGTGCATATAGTTGGGCACAAACCTTCATCATTTCCATAGCCATCAAAGGCGATCCCCTCTTCGTCTATGCCATATAATTTATTGTTCGCAACTACTGCCCCGGAAATAACCCCGTAACGAGAAGCTGAAAAGAAAATCCCGGTAATTGCCCCGAACAAAGAGGCATCTATCACATTATTTGAAACATCAATCTTTCCATTATCGTCAAAACTTTTAGCTCCACTGATAGAATCTGGCGCCCACTGTGGAGATATTGCAACAGGGTGAGAAACCTTTCCTGTAAATTTAAAAGAATTGCCAGAGAAAATAACACCTCTTATCCATCGCAAATTAAATGCGCTGTAGCATTGCCCAAAAGTTCCGACATTATCAATAATCTCTACCGCAGGGATATCACCTCTTGGGCTGTCGAAAGAGAAATTAAACAGATAGGTGGATGATGGATTGTCATCGGTTAATAACTCACACCCCACTATTGAAAATTTGCGAGGCACAGGCCAACCTGGATGTAAGGGAGCCTGCATGGTTAAATAGTTGCTAGTTAGCCTTATGTTTTTTAGTGATATGTCAACCGCTCCACAATTTATGATATTTGCAAGACTGACATTTTCCCTGTTATTTACAACAAACGTATCCATTCTACTGCTTCCCAGGAATCTGCCGCCAAACATATTTACAGCGTCAGACAGACTGTAGTCGCAATAGTATGTCCCTGGACTAAAAAACAAATCCTTATGTCGATTTGTTGACTTGGCGGCCCCTATTGCATCAACTATGCTCTGGGTGGTAGTCCCGTAGCTACTTACATCCACCATTGTATCTGAGTTATATCTCACTCAAACCACCCTGGATAAACCGTCTGCCTAGAGTTAAATGTTACTGTCCCAGCGCCTGTAAAACTAAAACTATCGACAAGGGGGATTATTGAAACGAATATGGGCGATATTGCAAGGTCATACACTCCACCTGTACCGTTCAACTCGTGCGCTTCAGATATACCTTTTTCTATCTTGTTCAATAAATCTGCCGAAACACCGGGAGGCGCACCATTCTTCCATACTGTTTTTGTGTAGCTCATATAGGATAAATTTCATCTCCAGGATAAAATGTTTCAGACGGCAAGACCGCTGTCAATTCTACGCATCAAATTGGGGTAACAAGCATATTTTTAGCTTTTATTGTTCCAGGTCCTGCTGAGGTCCTCAACGCCAGACGTGTCCCCGTAGCGGTTACAATTGAAGACGCAACCTGCCCATTTTTCTGTACGGTATTTGAAGCCGGACCTCCGAGAAAACAATTGATACTGGTAGTAACTGCACCCTCTGGGAACTCCCACTGGATTAGATATTGCGCCCCGACCGTTACTCCTACCAATGTTTGGGTAAAATACGATGATGCAGTCGTAAATGTTCCGGTCAGGAACCCTTCTACAACAGACAGCGAAACCCCGCCCTCATAAAAGGTCCCCCACTCAGCAGTCCCGTTGCCGAGGTCTCCGTTTACCACTAAATTTTCCACTTTTGTCGTGATCGTAAATGTATCAGACACGCCATTAATCGTCACAACTGCATCGGCAGCAGTCTCATACTCAGCACTTGATGTACGCTGCACCTCAAACGTATCGCCAGGATAAAAATCACCAGGAGTGGAAACAAAACTCCCGCTACCGTTCAGTCGGTATGCGCCACCTGATACTGAGATGGTGCCGATTCCAACCAGCCCTGTGACGGATACAGGTGCTGAGGTGATAAGTGTTGATGTGGCAACTCCTGTCTGGTCGGTGATTGTAAACTGATCAGGTGTTGCTGTTGAGTATTCCCATGACCAAGCAGCACATCCACCACCATCAATCAGTGCCGGAATTCTCCATCCTACACCTATGGCGGTCTCGCCGGTTTCCTCCAGGTACTGTGTTCCATCAGCCACAGTGTACCCTCGCTCGTTCGCGTAGTTGCTGCCGCTCCCATCCAGTCTCTCGGTGATGGTGACACCGTCCAGATACAGCGTGTGACCGTTACCACTCGCGTCGATCTCAAACGTACCGCCCGCATTTATCCCCGGCAGATAAGCCCATCTCACGCCATCCCGGAATATGTCAATATCCCAGCAGTCAGGCCCAGGAAAAGTCAGGGTGCCATTCACGCTGCATGTCGGAGCGTCGCCAGTGGCGGTGATGGTGTCGGTGGTCAACAGGCCGGGGCAAGGGGAGCTGCCCGCGCCCAGGAAGCCTGAGCTTTTGACCTGCTGGGTGGTGTGGGAGGATGCAGGTGCGTAGGCAATAAGTTTACCATCATCTACTGTGGTGCGATACCAAGCTAGGAGGTTGGCTTGGTCAGGACCCAATCTTCGACGACCACCAATTAAACCAAGTGACAAATCCATTACATTACCGCAAGGTCAACAGCGGTGTTAAATGTAAAAGTCGTGCCTGGATTAATACCAATCACCTGGCCGGGAGAGATATCAATATAAACCGATCCAGATGAAGAATCAGCACCAATCGTAAAAGCAGAATAATCGCTACTAAAAAACGCCTTGTCTGGCTCATCCGGTATCCATTCGGTATATGCAGCCACAGATATGATTCGCCGTGGAGCAAATACCGGGAGTTTTGTTCTGATAATTGTATCGTCTGGTGTGCTAAAAGGATTCGGCATTGTTATTCCTCAATTGTTTTTGTAATAATTTCAAATACTTAATAATAGAAAGGGAATCCCTAACAAATGATTAAAAAATATATAATCATTTTAATCATTTGGGTACTTTGTGGGTTGAATTTTCAAAAACCCCCTTAGTAATTATCCAGTTAATCAATCTATAAACATCTAATTTTGAATAAAAACAAATTTTTAAAACAATATTAACTAATTAACTGTAAAAAATGTTCAATAATATTCATCAGCTATCTATCAATTGGAGTCTCTTCTTCAAGATCGCCGGCAAGTTCATCATCGCCGTTTTCCTTTATCCATTCTGCCTGTTCTGCCTCAGGCATATTTTTTACTTTTTCAAAAAGAGTATTAAATTCTTCTATTGACATCCCGCTCATATAAATCCCTTCTCCCTGGCCGCTGCTGGGGATAAATAAAATTTGACTCCATTAGTTCCTGGTTTTACATCAAACCCTGTTTTAATATAAAAACCAATTGTGCTTGGTGATCGCTCTGGGGTTAAAGTTACTGCCCCATCTTTCCCGGCAGCAGCAGATGCTTTTACTACCTCCGAAAGCATCTTAACCCCACCTCCCTTCCCAAAACTCCCCAATACATTTATTTCCGCAGAATCCTTGCCAATAGAAAAAGAAACAGCAGCATCAAAGATGCCATCATGATCGTGATCTAATCCGATCACTTGCTTACCTTTTTTACCAGCGTCTTTTAATGCTCCAACAACATAGTTCCTTTGCTTTGAATCCGGCAAGGTCTTTACTTTGTTGATCGCCTCATTTTTATTCGCTGATGTAATTTTAGAAATTCCAGTCCCACAAAACTGCCCACCACCAGCGCCGCCTGCAGGTTTATGACAACTATTTGCATTTGTTATTTGGTCTTCAAGATCATCATCCCCCTGGCCATCATCAGCAGCCATAGGAGGAATGTAAGTTTTCAACGCTGTCATTATCCGTTCAACCCGTTCTTCCGGCAATTCCATAATCTCCAGCAAATACTGCTCTAGAGGCATAGATAACTGAGCATCCGGAGATGATAGATACTTGGACAATCCTTCAGAACGAATCCGACCGGTTTCTGCTTTATCTTTATCACTGGGGGCCGACAAATCAGGCCATTCAATCTCGTATCCACCAGCCGGCACTTTCAGAATTCCAAAGGCATTCAACTTATCAATTACCGGCCGCAATATACAGGGTTCAACAAATGTCTTTCTCCGACCATCACATTGATCATCCCAGGCCTCTGTATCCTGGCTGCTGGATAACTCCCCTCGCTCCGAGCCCTCAAGGATTCGTTTCGGGATACCAGTTGCAATGGAAATCATCTTCAACTGTAGTTCGCCGTGCTGGGTAGGATCAGCAACTGCAGGGGCTAGACTCTTCACGTCCAATCCCTGGAGTTTCATATAACGCTCCAGGTTGTGAACGTACTTCTGGATCTCCTCTTCCAGGGCGGCAGCATCTTGAGGTTGGATGGTAGTGTCTTCTGCTGCCGTAAATGCCATGCCTGGGAAAGCCCCTTGCCAGAACATCTCAGCCGAGCCACCCACAATCAGCTCCATATTGAGAAGTCTATTATAGATGCGTTCCAAGCGGGGAAGACCAAGCACATTTGATTCAAGGAGATTATCGGCTATGTGGACAACCCGGCTGTAATGAACGGTTGTTTCCAGGGTGGATGCCGTACCAGGGGTATTGGCTATCCTCAATCCATAAGTAAGAGGAAGGCCAAAGCGAGGATCTTTTGGGTCAGTAACATATTGTTTGATCGGAGCATTCGCCTCGGTAAAAGGTTGGAGATAAAGAAGGTCGTTTGCTCTTTCTACTGGTTGGCCAAGATCCTCGGCCAAATCATTGAATCCCAGCAGTAAAACACCATACTGGCCAATGCCACTTATCTTATCAGCGCGGATCAGGATATTGTAAATACCCAGTCGCTTTTCTAGCTCTTCCCAAGCCTCTTTATAGGTATCTGAGGAATCATCCGTGCCGCGTATAATTGGTAAACGACGCCAGCTCGCCTCAACAGGTTTTTCGATAACCTTGCCGGCGATATCTTGCCTCCTGTAGCGGTGGTAATAGTCCGAGAATTTGATCCCGTCGAGACCAGGATATCCGAGAGCGGTATATACATCCCTCAATCCTCCGAAAGTGGTTGTATTTCCATAAGTGAGTCTTGACCCAACAATGCCAGACTGCAATGCCCGGTATAAGGCTACCCGACGGATCTGTTCTGACTTCTCGTTGGCGGTCAACTTGATTGGTGAATTACGCCTCATTGTATTTTCAGCCCCGCACGAATGAAGCAGTCTTTTGCTTCGAGTAGTTTCCGAAAACCCTCTGCTTTCTCCGGACCATCTGGAAGTTCATCCATCATAATATCGGCCAGATCAGCAATGAGTCTACCAATGACTTGGGAGGATTCAGGCAGATCGCCATAAAAGAAATGTTTGTATATTGGATAAAGATGTTTCGATGCTGGATTCCTGGCCATTATATCACCACGTCCCTACTCGTTTTGTATTGGTTAGTTCATCGAAGGCGTCTGCGGCCGCATCGACCTGATCCTTGAATTTGCCT